GATCAGGCGTGCTTATTTCCTGGTGATTGCCTCTTAAAACAGAGTAATCTGGCTGGTGTCCGCCATGCCCGCGAAAGCGCCCAGCGCCTTTAGCTGCTCGATATGGGTCTTGGAAAAACAGTCATCTCCCTGACTGCCATCGCGGACCTGCTGTTTAACAGCTTTGAAGCCCATCGCATTCTGGTGGTCGCCCCACTTCGAGTAGCCAGAGATACATGGCCTGCCGAAATCAGGAAATGGCAGCATCTGAAGCATTTGACCTTCGCTGTCTGTGTGGGAACGCCAAAAGAGCGAAAAGCAGCTTTGATGGCAGGTGCAGACATCACCATCATCAACAGAGAAAACCTGCAGTGGCTCATTGAGTCCAGCGGCTTTCCTTTTGACTACGATATGGTAATCATCGACGAGCTCTCTTCCTTCAAGAATCACAATTCCAAGAGGTTCAAGTCCCTGCTGAAGGTGAGACCAAGCGTCAAGCGCATCATCGGCCTGACCGGAACACCATCTTCCAACGGCCTGATGGATTTATGGGCCGAGTTCCGACTGCTGGATTTAGGAAAACGCCTCGGACGCTTCATTACCGAGTACCGAAACAACTACTTCGTGCCGGACAAGAGGAATGGTCAGATTATCTATTCCTATAAGCCGCAACCCTATGCAGAGGAACGCATCTACGGCCAGATTTCTGATATCACTATCTCCATGAAATCAACAGACCACCTGAAGATGCCAGAACTCATCTCCTCCGAATACGAGGTCCATTTATCCGATGATGAAGTGACCCGATACGAGGAATTGAAGCAGGAGCTGGTGTTGGAGCTCCCTGATGGAGAAATCACTGCCGCCAATGCTGCTTCTCTCACCGGAAAGCTATCCCAGCTTGCCAACGGAGCTATTTATTCGGATACCGGTGACACCATCGAGTTCCATGATAGAAAACTGGATGCTCTGGAAGATATCATCGAATCTGCAAACGGCAAACCGGTCCTTGTAGCTTACTGGTTCAAGCACGACCTCTCCCGTATCAAGAAACGCTTTGATGTAAGAGAAATAAAATCCACTAAGGACATCACCGACTGGAATGACGGAAAGATACCGGTCGCCGTCATCCATCCGGCCTCTGCCGGTCATGGACTTAACCTACAAGCTGGTGGTTCCACCCTCATCTGGTTCGGGCTGACATGGTCACTGGAATTATATCAGCAGACCAACGCCCGTCTCTGGAGACAGGGCCAGACTTCCGGAACCGTGGTGATAGAACACATCATCACAAAAGGAACCATCGATGAGCGCATCTTAAAGGCTCTCTCCAAAAAGGAACTGACCCAGAATGCCCTTATCGATGCGGTAAAAGCAAACCTATGACAATCTTCGACAAAATACGACAATCCGTGCCAATCCGAGGGAAATCTATTTTTTCGGAGGTACCAATCAATGACTGCAAAAGAATACTTATCTCAAGCACGCTACTTGGATAATAGAATCAAAAGCAAACTGTTACAGATAGATTCCTTAAATGAATTAGCTACCCGTTGCACACCGTCCTACTCCGATATGCCAAAGAGCCCTAACCGTGAAGGCTCTCGAATGGAATCCGCCATTCTTGACATCATCGAGCTGGAGGATGAAATCAGCAAAGACGTTGTGGAGCTGGTGGCGTTAAAGAAGGAAATCGTAGAGGTTATCAAACAGGTCGGCAATACAGAATACCAGACCTTGCTTGAGGAACGCTACCTCTGCTTTATCACATGGGAGCAGACTGCTGTTGATATGGGATATGAGCTTCGTTACATCCACAAACTTCATGGAAAGGCACTGGAAGAAGTAAAAGTTCCTGCTTCCTATGAAGGTGGACATGAAATGACATAGAAAGACACTAAGCTCTTCTGATATTATTATACTAGCGAAAGTGAGAATCGCAGAAAGCCTTGTGGGACGAGTCCTGCAGGGCTTTTCTTATACCCAAACGGAAGGAGGAATACGATGCCAAGAAAACCAAAACGTCCCTGCTCCTATCCCGGCTGCCCTAATCTGACAGACGGACGCTTCTGTCCGGAGCATGAAAAGAAGGAAGCCAAACGCTACGAGAAGTACGACCGAGACCCAAATACCAAACGTCGCTACGGACGTGCATGGAAACGTATCCGTGACAGCTATGCTGCTGCCCACCCTCTTTGTGAGAGGTGCCTTGAGAACGGTGTCTACACACCAACCGAGCAGATACACCATGTGAAGCCCCTCTCCCAAGGCGGCACGCATGATAGAGAGAACTTGATGGCTCTTTGCAAATCCTGCCATGCCAAGATTCATGCGGAACACGGCGACCGTTGGCACAACCGGTAGGGGCGGTCCACTTCTCTACGGTGAAGTCACCGGGGAACGGGCGTGGGGTCTCACGCACAAAGTCGCAATTTCAAACGGGGTATATAGGCCCCTGAACTGGAGGTGTAAAAAATGGCTAAGGACGGTACCAACCGTGGCGGCGCTCGTATCGGCGCTGGAGCCAAGAAAAAGCCCTTAGCTGAGAGAATCGCTGAGGGAAATCCGGGCAAACGTGAGTTGACTGTCATCGACTTTACAGACAGCACCGTCGATTTAGAAGGTCAGCCGATGCCCAAACCATCCAATATGTTATCTGCTAAGCAAAAGAACGGCAAAAAGCTCGTTGCTGCAGATGTCTACAAGAAAACATGGAACTGGCTGCATGAACGTGGCTGCGCTGCTCTCGTCTCTCCGGAGCTTTTGGAGCGCTACGCCATGAGTGTTGCTCGTTGGATTCAATGTGAGGAAGCTATCACAGAGTTTGGATTCCTTGCAAAACATCCGACGACCGGCAATGCTATCCAGTCTCCCTATGTGGCCATGAGTCAGAACTTCATGAGCCAGACCAATCGTCTCTGGATGGAAATATACCAAATTGTAAAAGAGAATTGTGCCACCGAATATAATGGCGCTACTCCACAGGATGATGTGATGGAGCGTCTCCTACTGGCACGGAAAGGAAATTAACTATGATTGAAAAAGTAAATCCAGCGCATCCGGATAAGATTGCAGACAGGATTGCCGGAGCCATCGTCGACCTTGCTTATAAAACAGATGATGCTCCCAAAATCGCTGTCGAGGTTCTCATCGGACATGGCTACGGCCATGTCGTTATCGAAACCTCTGCTCCAATCGATAAGACGGATGTCGCTTTTATCGTAGAGCGTCTTGCTCCCGGCATTCGTGTGTTCATTCAGATTGTTCCGCAGGATGTCCACCTTGCTGAGAATCAGGCCAAGGACATCCGCTGCGGTGATATCGGCATCTTCAAAGGCATGCCGCTTACAGAGGAACAGAAGGAAATCTCGAAGATTGCCAGAGAAATCTACAGTGCCTATCCCTTTGATGGAAAGTACATTCTCGATGAAGCAAGACTCATCCTCTGTCAGAGCCACGCAGCTACTTCGGAACTAAAACAGAAATATCCGCATGCTGAGGTCAATCCGCTCGGTGACTGGACCGGCGGCATTGATGTAGACAGCGGTGCTACCAACAGAAAGCTCGGAAGTGATATGGCTGACTCCGTTACTGGCGGTGGCCTTCACGGGAAGGACCTGTCAAAGGCAGATGTCACGCTCAACATCTACACTTTTCTAAAAGCTCAGGAAACTGGTGAGCCGGTAACCATCTGCTGCGCTATCGGTGATAACACCATTGATGGTCATCCCTACAGTGAGCTGGTGGCTATCGCTGCGGAATATATAAAATCCATCGGCGGATTTGAAAAGTTCGCTGAATGGGGATTGTTCTAAGGAGGGATACCATGCAGATTGAAAAGAAAAACGTCTCGCAGCTTCTTCCTGCGGATTATAATCCTCGTAAGGATTTGAAGCCCGGTGACAAAGAATATGAAAAACTGAAACGCTCCATCGAGCAGTTCGGATATGTGGAGCCGGTCATCTGGAACGCCACCACTTCTCGTGTCGTTGGTGGTCATCAGAGACTGAAGGTTCTCATCGATATGGGCATCACCGAAGTGGAATGCGTCATCGTCGAAATGGATGAAGAGAAAGAAAAAGCACTGAATGTTGCTCTCAACAAAATCAGTGGTGAATGGGATAACGACAAGTTGGCCCTTCTTATCTCTGACCTGCAAGGCACTGACTTTGACGTCTCTCTCACCGGATTTGAGCCGGAAGAACTTGAAGCTCTGTTTCGTGAAGACACGAAAAAAGGTGTGCAGGATGACAATTTCGATGTGGATGCTGAGCTTGCAAAACCGACCGTCTCAAAAGCTGGTGATCTGTGGCTTCTTGGTGATCATCGTCTTGTCTGTGGTGACTCCACGAAGTCTGAAACCTACGAACTTCTGATGAATGGAAAGAAGGCCAATCTGGTTGTGACCGATCCTCCGTACAATGTCAATTATGAAGGTAGCGCTGGTAAGATTAAGAACGACAATATGGAAAACGACGCCTTCTATCAGTTCCTGCTTGATGCCTACACTCGCATGTACGAATCGATGGCAGATGATGCTTCTATATATGTTTTCCACGCAGATACCGAAGGACTCAATTTTCGTAGAGCCTTTGCCGATGCTGGTTTTTATCTTTCTGGCTGCTGTATCTGGAAAAAGCAGTCCCTTGTCCTTGGACGCAGCCCATACCAGTGGATGCATGAGCCTTGCCTCTTCGGTTGGAAAAAATCTGGTAAACATCAATGGTATACCGGACGAAAAGAAACGACCATCTGGGAATTTGATAAGCCTAAAAAGAACGGATATCATCCTACAATGAAACCTATTCCGCTTCTGGCCTATCCGATTATGAATTCCTGCATGACCAACTCTCTGGTCCTCGATCCATTTGGTGGTTCCGGCAGCACACTCATCGCATGTGAACAGACAGGTCGTATCTGCTACAACATCGAACTGGATGAGAAATTCTGCGATGTTATCGTCAAACGTTACATTGAACAGGTTAGTTCCTTTGAGAAAGTCTCCGTCATCCGT